TGCGTAGTTTCCTCCTGTTAAAATTACGAGAAATTCTGCTGGGTTCATAGTGTGCATGTATTGAGCTCCACAATGCCTCCGTCTGCCGTGACATAGGCATAGTATTGGAGGTTTGGTGGGAGATTAAAGTTCTGAATCATAGCGTAAAGGGTCAGGAATTACTGGGAGGTTCACCACCTTCGCGTATGTTACACGGCTACCGTTGTGGCTGTACTCCACATTCACCGGGAAATAGTCCACACCACCCCAGGATCCCAGGTGTGTGACTGTGCTGGTCTCGTTCATGTCGATCTCATAGTACTCCAGGGGTACGCTTCTGCGCTGGGCTATGCGGTTGACGGTGATCTGAGTCAGATCGTTAAAGTTCAGGCTTCCATCACCCAGTACCTCAACCCAGCCAGTGGGCCATGTGGTAGCTGTCTGAGAAGGTCCTACATATACAATCTGCTGGTCTTCTGGTGATCCTGCCAGCCAGTTGCTCAGGTCTCCGAAGCGCGTGGTGTAGGTCACATCCTCTCCCAGCTTTCTGCGTGAATTGTCGGCGCGGTACCCTCGGTAAGGGCTGGAGGATCCGTGGCTCACAATGGTCCACTTTGCCTCAGCTGTCTGCACATCCTCAAGCTCCTGACCGCTAAGCTGAAAAGCCTCCACGGTTAATCCAAGAGAGACAGCTCCTATGCTGGGAACTGTTGGGAGGTGTGAGTTGTTGGTACTATATACAAAGGATCCAGGTGTTGGACCTCCAGGATCACCGCTGGGGTTATCATTTGCAGTAATTCTGACGTACTCGGTAGAGAAGCGAGTCCAGACGGTTCCTCCGTCCGTGGTGTACTCACCAAGCCAAAAGTAAAGGCGAATCTCCCATTCAACAGTATCATGGTAAGACGGAGGTATTGTATACCGAATCCGAATGTCCATGTCATAGTCAATGTGGCCAGATCCGTCTGCAAAGTAGATGCCAAGATCTGTAAAGTTCTGTACAGTATAGGTGGCATTCAGGCTGTCATAGATGAAGTGCCTGGTGGGTGCATAGTTCTCCTGGATGTGCTCAAAGGCTCCAGGGTATAGGAACTGAATCTCAGTAATCCGAAGAGGTGGCTGGTACATCTTAGTTCCTCCGCTGATCACTGACATCGTCTGGCTTCCTGAATAGCTGATATTCGTCTGGTAAGTACCATCCGTCAGGTACACATTGAAAGAGCTCTCAGGGCGCGTCATATCCTGAAAAATGATGTAACCCTTATCCTGGTACATCCGAAGGCCAAAAGACGCGCAGATGCCCTCTAAGACCTCAAAAAAGGAGTGGAAGGTTGTGCCTGTATTGTACACTCCGTCATGCTTGCATCCTGTGAGGTATAAGCTGTCGTAAAGGGCGGAGCTGTTGTAGATTCTGGTGAGGTCCTTAGAGACCAGGAAACCATTGAACAAACGCCACAGGCCTGCTCTTTCAAAGATGTTTGCAATCTGATCCGTAAAGGGCTCTATACCTGTGAAGGTGTAGGCATCACTTGGCATGTTCAGCAAGTGCCATCCATCGCCTGCAATAATCGTGATGAATCTCTGGCCATTGATCACCTCAATGGATCCCACACTCGGAGTGCAGTATCCCTTCCACAGATCTCCCAGGTTTTTGGAGAGAGTCATGTAGAAGGTGCCATCACCATCCTGGAGGATAGCCTCGAGGTTCTGGCTTAAATTGCTCTGTGAGATGGGTGCCACAAGTTCCATGCGACTGCCTACAATGCCAGGAGCGTATGTATCCTTTGCGTCATAGGTCACTTTCCAATCTGCCACGGTGAACTCAAAGGGAGTGTACGCCACGGCAGTGGTGTCTGCGTAGATCTTCACATCGTAGCCCTTGGATTTGGCATACGCAAAGAGCTGGACCGCCATCAGTTGCCTAAGATATTAAGCCCGCGCTGGTTGCGGTTGTTTGAGGCTTCCATTCCAAAGCCTGCAATGCGGAACTTGAGCTCACCTGTATCGTCAAAACCAAACGGCAGACCCATGCCTCCTCCGATATTGTTGAAGGCTGCCTTAAAGTTGGCACCTCCAGTGACAAAGGCCACGGCCAAAGCTAGGGCAGTGGTGGCTGCGGTCATTGCGACCATCTGCGCAATGTAATTCTTAAAGCTCTTTTTGATGGTGTCAAAGAAATTGTCACCATTGACCAGAGCAGCCTGAAAGGCTGAGGTCAGGATAGATCCAAACTCCTGGCCAATGTAGTTCATGGCCTCAAGTTCTTTGTTCCACTCCTCATAGGCAGCAGTGATTCCTTTCACCCACTCCGTGTAAGCATTGCCAGCAGCTGGGATCTGGCGCATGATCATCAAACTCTTTTCCTGCGCCTGGTAGACATCATTTGTAGCTTTCGCCTGGAGTTTGATTGCCTCTGTCTGAGGCACCACTCCATCCGTCACATCCTTAATCTGCTGCTCCAGTTTCTCAATCTCACTGCGCAGCTGTGAGAATGCAGCACTGTTAATGTCAACGGCTTGGTACTGATCCTTCAAGGCCTTGAGGGCCTCCTGCATGCTGTTCAGCGTCTCAGGGGATGGAGCATAAACACCGAAGGGAGATGCCATTGCCGTGGGCGCATAGTCAAGCGGAGCATTGGGATCTCTGGGGACCGTGGCGTTTGGTGCGCCTGGCATGGTGGGTTGACGCTCAGGATTGAAGTTTCCAGTGGCCAAGCCCATGACTATATTGAGCCAGCTGTTGCTTGGCATAGCAAACGCAGCCTGAGCTCCTCTTGTGATTGCTTTGAGGGCAGCTGTAACTGTTGGAGCGATAGTCACCCCGAAGCTGGCAGTCATGTTCTCCCACTCAACGCGCAGCTTCTCAACCTCGTCCGTGGCCGTGTTTAGTGCTGGGCCCATCTTGGCCAGTTCCTCATTGGCAATGTCCACCATTGCCCGGCTGACATCTGCCACAGAAGCCATCTCCAGGCTCACGCCTCCCACCTTTTCCTTCAGGCGATCTGCACTGATTCCAAGGTTGTCCAATCGGCGGGTGGACTTACGGCCCACACCTTCCACAATGGAGCTGATCAGGTTGTCCAGGCTCTCGCCAGTTTCATCTGCTCGGCGTTTGGCAAACTCCAGCAGAATACCCATGTCTTTGAATGGGATGCCAAGGTTTGCACCCATGACAGTTTTCTGCATGAGCTGGACATCGGAAACCAGCCCGCGCGTTTGATCGCGTAGCTTCTCCAGATCAGCCTCTGTGCCAAAGCGAGCGAAGCCCGCAGAGGCCTTTTCTAACTGGCCGCCTAACTCGACTGCATTTCGAGTAAAAGAAATGATCTGAGAGCCTGCAAATGTCGCTCCTATAAGCCCTCCAATGTTTTTCAGCTGTCCACTGAATTTCTTCAGAGAGCGGTCTGCATTTGCAATCCCGCTCCTGAAGGCTTTCGTGTCTAAGCCTAAAAGGAGTTTACTGAATAGGTTCATCTTTTGCAGCTCTTAAAAAGTCGGCAAAGCCGTTGTTTTTTCTCTCATGAGGGAAGCGTATCAGATCAGTTTCTTTGACCCTGCTCTTCACGCTTTTGCCACTTACATTGACCAGGACTGTGGCGAGCCATCTGGTCATCTTCCATTCCTCCGTCTCTCGTTCCACGCCGTGCTTAATGACAGCAGCGATCTCTCGAGCGGTTAGTGTGAGCGCATCCGCTTTGCTTAATCCCAGCCTCCCGATCAGGAGACCCAGCATATCTACTGGGCCTCCCTCGGGGAAAAAGGGCCGTTCAAGGCACTGCTGACATCAGAGATGTCTTTGTCGGACATCTCTTTTTTGAATTGCTCAAAGCTGGGCCGGTCATTCTTATCCCAGTATTCCTGTGCGTAGATCAGATACACCATGTCCGTGATTTTCGGATTGGTCATATCAGTCATGCTCTTGCCAGTTAACTCTTCGTATAGAAGAGCAGCACCCAATGTGAACTTTGCCATTTCCCTGTTTGTTTATTAGTTGGTACCTACTGTCCAAGCACCAGAGCCCTGAAGGCTGAAGGTGTATGTGCCTGAATCCTTGTCGGGGAATGAAGCGGAGAGCTGCGTCAAGATAGCAGCACCTTCAATCTTCGTTTCGCCTGTGGCGGGGGTAACTGTACCAGCAGCGCACTGGGTGATCTTGATGTCTACCTCTGCACCAATAGAAGCATACAGATCGTCTGGGTTCCAGTTGGTAGCGTCATCATCACCGAACAAAGCAGATCCAGAGATGGTCCAATTCTTTGCGCTGGTAACATAGCTGCGGAAGACCGCGTCATCTTTGCTGGTCACCTCGCGTGTCTCAGCGTTCATTTCAAAAGAGCAGTCACTCTCGAGAGCAAAGCCTTTGTAAGTAGATCCTCCATCCGTGGAGAGTAGTACGCGGATCTCTCCGCCAGAAATAGATGCCATAGTATTATGGTTTTAGAATGAATAAAAAGTCAGCTGCCAGCAGGATGCGCTGGTTTACATCGTCATAAAAAAACTGAACACCGTCCAATGTGGCGGTGAGGTAGTCCACATCTGTCTTAATCAGATCGCGGATAGTGGCGAGCTCTGCCTGGGCATCGTCTGCATCGGCAAAGTGTAGAAAGAGTGTGGCGTTGATATTTTCCTGAGGCTCAAGGTCCTTATTCTCGGTGATATCAATGCTCTGGATCTGGATGACAATGTGGTCATCTGTGATCCCTTGCGGAGCAGCTATTGCAAACACATCGGCTGTGCTTGAAGTGTTGACCGCGTCAAAAATGTACTGGAGGTAATTCATCGCAATACCGAATTTATGCGTTTTTGAATATGCCTCTGCATCATCTTCTGAGCTTTTTCCATCACATCAGTGCTGTCAGCAGCTTCTCCAATGAAATCCTTTGGCTTGAATCCTTTGGAAGTACCTCCAAAGAGCTGCCAAATAGCGTAATAGGCTCCACCTTTCTTTTGACCGCGAAGGCCCACCACAACATAAGCCTTCTGTGTCCCTTTGTTTGCCCACTTATTGATTGAGCCGTAAAGGTTGTAAAACTTAGCCCCAAGAGCGGACCGCGATTTCATGCGGATGCCTTTGGGTTCATCACTGCCTTGATAGGCGAGATTTCGGGCTTCTGTCACCAGAGGCTGAGCCTCTTTCAGCAGGAGCTTGCGCACCTCTCGGAATCGCATGGTCTCTGAGGTACCCAGCTTGCGTAAACGCTGACGGAATTCCTCAAAGCTCTCTGTGCGTCCTGATTGACTGCGGAGGTAGACATTAGAGCGTGCCATTGTCGCGCAGTTTTGTCTTTACCAAAACATATCTCTTGCGTCCTTCTGGGACCACGGAGATGATGTCAAAGTACTGACTGTTGTACCCCAGCTTCCAATCTGCTGAGATATTTGCATTGTATCGCAATCTCCAGTTTACAATGTACTGGCTCTGGATCTGATCGTTCACAAAAGCCTCACTGCCTGCGACCTCCAGACCAGGAATGACCTCCTGGGCATAGAAATCTCCCTGGCTCACGAATGTGAGCTTCACCTGCCCACTATTGTTTTGAGAGGTAGTGGGTGCGTATAGTGTGACTCTGCGATCTAAGGTCATGCAAAATTCCTGCGATAGCGTCCCACAATACGGTCAAAGAAACGGCTCTTATCATAGGGCATATCATCCCCAAAGTCAAAGCCGAATTTCACGCGCTGATATATCGCGTGTTTAAGGTCCTTAGGCATAGCTGCAAAGCCTGCGGTGTACACAATCACCATGCGCTCTCCCTCGGATCCTATGCTTGGAGTGATGACTCCGTCCAGGATCTCATACTCCGTGTCTTCTGTTGAAACTCCATCCACATAAACATGGACAGAGGTGATGGCACCAGCGGGCCAGTAGGGGAGCTCATAAGAGCTCACCCATACTGTGTCCGCGGTTATTGTTGCTGTTCCAGCAATGACATGGGCATAACTTAACGCCTCCTCACACGCTGCCTCATAGAGGAAGGTGAGAAGTGAGTCATCAGCTGAGCCGTCTACACGGCAGAAGGCTTTGATCTCAGCCAGGTCAATGGCCTGGGGCGTGTATGTTATGCTGTTGGCCATTGTTTAGGCAGTTACATCTTGAGCCATGACGAAGGACTCATCGCGAAGGATCGCAGTGTCCATGAAACGCTCCAGATAGATCTCCGTGATGGAGCTCTTCATCTGAGTGTAAGGGTTGACGATCAATGAAGCACCACCCCAGAATCCAACAGCCAAATCTGACCAGTTACCGAAGGCAACACCGTAGGCAGGACCTGCGTAGGTTGGGCTCAAGGTAGTGGTCAAAGCAGTGTAACCGTTGGCGGTCATAGCGGGAGACATCATGCCCTCAACTAAGAAACGGCCTGATCCAGCGTCTACTTTGGTGGTCTTCAATTTAGCCATCACAGCAGGGTGCGTGAGGTAGGCCAAATTTCCAGCAAGAGCGTCATTGTTAGCAAGAGCGGACTCCATAGCAACAAGATCCTCATAAGTCATAGCACCTGCGAAAGAAAGCTCCTGTGAGCCACCGTTCAACAAGGTGTACAAACCAGAAGGCTGGTTTGATGCACCAGTACCATTCAAAACAGCGTTCTCAAGTCCTTTGTTGAAAGAGAGGTTCAGCTGGTTGATGATACGGCTCTGAATGCCTTGGCTGTACTCTTGCTTCAAAAGCTGGTTAGAGATAGAGGCCGTGATCACAGCGCGCTTGGGAGACATCTGGACAGTGTCAAAGTTGATGTCCTGAGCAGTGTCAGCACCTGTCTCTGTCTGCCAGTTAAGCGTGAAGTCAGAGGTCTGGCGTGGGAAAGATACCGTACCCACCAAGTTCTCAAAAACAGACACTTGCTGCAAAAGAGGAGTGTTGGGGTAGAGGAAATCTACAAACTGGCCAGGCTCGTCAAAGACCAAGTCACCTCCGACATTAGCCGTTCCTACCACTTGCGTCCGCTTCGTGACGAATTCGGGCATGTGGATTGCGTTGTCAGCACCATCAGCCAAGCCCAAGCGACGACGCTCAGCAAGACCTTCCTGGTTGATTTCAGCCTCAAGGCCTGATAGCTTACCATTGCGAGCTTCATTCAAAGCCTTTACAATGTTGAATTTTGCGAGGTTACGCTGCTCTGATTTAGAGAGCTTACCCTGCACAGCGGATGCGTCTACGAAGTTCGCAGCACGCTCCTCATGGATTTCGTTGTTTTCCATTTCTGGGGTTTCAGATATTACAGCTTCCGGCTGTTCGGGTTCTATAGTTTCACTTATGGCTGCTTCCAAGCTGCGGAGAGCTACAGAAGTAGATGGGTTGGCTCCGCGAGGAGTCAATGAGATATCAAAGATTTCGCCTACCTCCTTGATGACACGGAGGGGCTTGTCGGAGCGGACATCTTTCCACTCCTCTTTTTTAACGGTGAAAGCCCAAGAGGCCTGACTCACATCTCCACGGCTTACAAGGGTTCGCACCTCGTTGCCTGTGGAAGTATCAGGAAGCTCAAAAGCAAAGCGCAGGCCCTGATCGTCTACTTGTAGATCCAGGGTTCCCTTTCCTCGGTTACTGCGAGCCAGGACTCGGTCGTAATCGTGGTTAAATAGGGCGTGGATATCGTACTGGTCCAGGTTGCTAAAAGCTGAGGGCTCAATTTGTTCCCTAAAGCTACCCATGTCATACGGCTGAAAATTGGCTGCGTATCCTGAGATATTTCTTCCTTCTCCATCACTGGGCAGGGGCAGGCTCCGTGTTTCCTTGTTCTCCATTTGTTACATCATTTTGTGGTGACATGTGCATGGGCTTGTTATACTCATTTGCCTCCGGATCCAGGATCGGATCCATCCCTTCATCCTTGCGGATGTCGTTGGCTGACATGACACCAATATTCCAATAAGATACATTTCGCTGGACCTGCGTCATGATATCGCCACGCATGAGCGCGCGCATGTCCAGGTTAAACTTGCGAGATCCAGAGAGGAGCTTGTTGGTGAACTCCATCTCAATCATCTCCACCATCGGACGAATGCAGTCCGTCACGAATTGAGCGTTCTGGGCTTCAATGCTGTTGGC